GGGTCAGATAGGCATCGAAAATGTCAGAGTGGTAGAGACTGCGGGAGATGAATTGGTGGCGGTTAAGCGCATCGATCTGGATCTGGAGACTGACGCCAGCGCAAGAGAAATGGCCTATGCCGACAACCGAACGTCTGAATTGTCACTGGACTGGGATTCCAACGCTTTGTTGAACGACATCGAAAACGGCATAGATGTCAGCAAGTTCTTCAGCGACAACGAAATAAACAAACTCTTAGGTCCAAAGCCGACAGAGGATGTGCCAGCACCAGACGCAACGGCAGAACTTCAAGAGAAGTGGGGAACCGAACGCGGGCAGGTGTGGGAAATCGGACGGCACCGGCTGATGTGCGGCGACAGCACCAGCGCGGAGGATGTGGCGCACCTGCTGGGCGGGAACACGCCTCAGTTGATGGTGACAGACCCTCCTTATGGTGTGAAATATGAGGGGGGGCAGGTTAACAAGAACAAGCGAGAACGATTAAAAGGCGATGATGCACCCGATGTTTTTCTGTCTGCTTTTAAGGTTGCATCCAAGAATATGCCAGTTGGGGCGTGGTATGTTTGGCACGCAGATAGGGAGGCAGAGCCAGTATATGCTGCACTTAGAGAATCGGGTTATAAGGTTCGTTCCTTGCTGATATGGAAAAAACTTAACGCACATTTTGGCGCACCAAGCGCGCATTATTTACAAGAGCATGAGCCGTGCTTGTATGCTGTTAAGGAGTCTGCAAACTGGATTGGCCCAAGCACAGAACGAACAGTTTGGGAAATAGAACAGCCACACCGAAACGAGAACCACCCAACAGAGAAGCCGTTGGAGTGCATGGCGCGTCCCATCCGCAACCACGAAGGCGATGTATACGACCCCTTTTTAGGTTCAGGCACCACGATGGTAGCCGCCGAACAACTGAACCGCACCTGCTACGGCATGGAGATCGACCCCGGCTATTGCGGTGTCGTGTTGGAGCGCATGAGCGAAATGGGATTAAATGGCAATATAGTTGCGTGACACCAGCCTTTGGCACAGAAACATACAAAAGAACTTATACATAGAATTATGCCTCCAAAGACAAAAAGCAAAACAGAGCGCGAACAGCACCTCAACCTTGTCGCACAAGGACTTGCACAGGGCAAAACCGTTCGACAACAGGCTAAGGAATTGGACCGTTCGCCGGGGATGATTACACTGGACCGCCGAACTTTACGAATGCGGTGGGCAGAGCAGAACAAACACTATATTCAGGAAGAAAAATTCGACCAGCTGGAAAAATTAAACAGAGTCGAAGAAGAGGCGTGGGAAGCGTGGAACCGATCAATCGGTGAAACCGTAAAACAGACACGCCGAGTGACGCAGCGCAACGGACAGCAAGAGCAAACAGTATCAGAGGAAACCGTGACGCTGGCAGGTGACCCACGGTATCTTGATCAGATTAACAAGGTTGTGTCTCGCCGCTGTGCTTTGCTGGGTATGGATGCACCACAGGAGATGGAGGTCAATGCAACCACAGTCAACGTTCAGGCTCAACTCGACATCGGAGTATCAGACGCTTCTCGGTGGCTTGGCGAATTGCTCGGAAGTGGAGCAGTTCAAGATGCTGCGGTGGCTGTGCAAGAACGACCTATTCTTCCTGCTGGTGTACGTATGCAAGAGGGAGGACGCGAACCGTCAGTGGATACTGGAACGGTGCCGGGAGGTGGAGGAAAGCCCGAACGGAATGCTGGACCTGTGGGCGCGGGAACACTACAAGAGCACAATTATCACGTTCGCGCTGACGATACAGGACATTCTGAACAATCCGGAGGTGACCTGCTGCATTCTCTCCTACAACAGGCCAACGGCAAAGGCGTTTCTGAGGCAGATCAAGGAGGAACTGGAAAACAATCAGCAACTTAAGGCGTGGTTCCCTGACATCCTGTATGCTAAACCGCAAACGCAGTCGCCCAAGTGGTCAGAGAATGACGGGCTAACGGTAAGGCGTCAGAGCAACCCGAGAGAGGCAACGGTTGAAGCGTATGGGCTGGTCGATGGGATGCCGACCGGCAGACATTATGGAACATTAGTGTATGACGATGTGGTGACCGAACACAGCGTATCCACGCCTGACCAGATAAACAAAACGACAGAACGATGGGAGCTATCCATCAACCTTGGATCTGAGGGCGGCATCAGACGGTATATTGGCACCCGTTACGATGATATGGACACATACAACACAATGCTGGAGCGGGGAGTCGCAACGCCACGGATTCACGCAGCAACAGACAACGGACAGATTTCGGGTCGGCCTGTTTTGCTCTCCGCACAGTATCTGGCAGAGAAGCGGCTGAACATGTCGGAATATATTTTTAGCTGCCAGATGCTGCTCAACCCTGTAGTGACTGCGAATGCTTTCTTCGACATCCACCAGATCCATCGTTATAGCCGGGATGAAAAGCCTGACCAACTATCCATCTATGCCGCATCTGATTATGCGACGAAGGACAGCGCCGGGGACTGGACGGTGCATATCGTTGTCGGAGTGGACAGCCAGCAGCACATCTGGGTTCTCGACCTGTGGAGGGCGCAATCGCAGTCAGACGTGTGGGTAGAGTCAGCGATTGATCTGATGAAAACGTGGCAACCTGTGCGATGGTTTGAAGAAAACTCGGTGATCAATAAGAGCATAGGGCCATTTTTGGTGCAGCGAATGCGGGAGCGTCGAGCGTTTATCCCACGATCACCTGTTGCGGTTGCTGCCAACAAGGCCGCAAGGGCGCGGTCGATACAGGGACGGATACAGATGGGAATGGTTCATGTGCCGTCTGATGCGGAGTGGGCCGACGATTTTCTGCTGGAGTTAAGGCGCTTCCCCAACACAAACGTAGACGATCAAGTTGATACCATCGCCTTCGTTGGTATGGGGCTGGAGCAGATATACGGACCAATGGAGGTTGAAGACGTGGACAGGCCCGACCCTGTGACCAGCGCAGAAGCGATACTGACAAGCTTACGCAAAAAAAATAATAGCAAGTATTCCTCTAATTTCGTAGGATAGTATGAGCGGAAGAACACACAAAATAAAAGGCAGTCGCGTCGAGCGCGAGATTGTCAACACGTTAAAGGGCAGCGGCATCCCGGCATTTCGTGTGCCACTGTCTGGCGCAGGTGCTATTTCTGGTGATGTAAAATTTGGGCCGCGCCATAAATACACCGCAGAGGTCAAGGCCAGAAAGAACGGCAGCGGCTTTCAAACATTAGAAAAATGGATGGGCGATTGCGATGTCCTTATATTAAAACGGGACAGGCAGCAGCCGATGGTGTGCATGGATTGGGATCTGTTCGTATCGCTGATGGGCCACGAAGTCGAACAGGGAGAATGAATTGAAGGCTGAAGAGCAAAAATATTGGCGCGACACGATCAAAAACTGTGAGAAATACTACGCGCCCAAGCACGAACGCTGGAAGAAGCTGATTAAAATCTACAACATGGAAATGCAGGTTCCCGGTATGGAATCTGATTTCATGGTGAAGATTTCTACCTTCTTTCCGCTGGTTCGGAAGCTGATTGCATCCATCTCATTTAATTATCCGAAAGTTTTTTTAAACGTCGATGACGAGCCGTTTGAGTATGGGTCGATGGTGCTGGAGCGGTTTGCCAACGAAGCACTCGAGGTGATGGATGTCAAGCCTGAGATCCACCAAACTATTTTTGACGTGTTGTTCTGCTACAGAGGCTGGCTGAAGATCGGCTACAATACAGCCAACTCCACAGAGGCAGAGGCACCTTACGTTTACAACGATGCATTGCAAGAGGATTTCACGTTCGTCAAAAGGATTAGCCCGTTCAACATTATGGTAGATCCTCTTGTGCCGCCGAACGATTTTGGCAGCGCACAATACGTGATCGAAAAGATGTTGGTGCCGCTCAAATTCGCCCAAGAGGACGAACGATTCCAGCAATTTAGACGGCAGTTGACTCCAGTTGCTGCCAGTGACGGCGATTCTACGCTCGACAACGTGCTGGTGAACTATTCCAACGGAATGGTAGACACCTCAGAGGAAGAGGACGCCATTGCTGAAGCAAAACGACTTCAGAAAATGGTACTGCTTTATGAGATCCACGACCGCGTAAACAAAAAGCGGATCGTTTTCGCAAACGACATTGAGCAGCCTATTGAAGAAATCGAGCACCCTTTCCTTGCACGGACACCCATTACACAGCCTGACCCGTTCAACGCCGAAGAAGTGTTATTGACGGGCGAGTTTAGCGAACCAGAAGGCTGGTTGACAACTAACGGCTTTCCCTATTTCAGTATGTCGTTTGACATTGGTGACGCCTTCTACGGTGTGCCGCTGATGGAATATGTCAGGGATTCGCAGCAGCTTATTCTGGAGAGCGTATCAAGGCGCGTAGACCTGCTCAAGAAACACGCACGAATCTCACTGGGCAACAGGGGAGAAAAGACGGCGAATCCCCACCTGCCCGACAGCCTTGGCAATCTTGAAGATGGGTCTGTATTGTGGGTTAATGACCCCGGCACTGCACTAAGAGAACTGAATTGGGGCAACCCACCACAGGACCAGATACAGATTGAGCGTGACGCGCAGTTCTACGAGTCTCGCATCATGTCTGTAGAGGCGCGAAGTTCCAACACGGCAACAGAGGCCAGCATCAACGCATCAGAGGCGCAGCTGAACCGTGAGTGGATGCAAGTAGCCGTAGTCGATGCCTACGAGTGGATCATCGACAACGCCCTAAGCGTGATGAGCGACCAGAGGTATACGCCCAACGAGTATATCCTGAATATATCACCAGAGGGCGAACCCATAAGGCTTGCCGCGATTGAGAACTACTGGCTGCAAGGCAGACGCCGCATAGACATAGAAGCAGGGTCGATGCTGCCGCTAATCGAACAGCTTGAACGTGACGATACGCTGGGATTGTTTGACAGGCTGATACAGTTGCCAGAGGTAGACAGAGGCGAAGCCGTCAAAATGATGATTAAAGCATTCCGCAAGGTGGACGTGGACACGCTGCTGAAGGATGATCGGAATGCTGATGCAATGAAGGCGGCGCAGATGGAGTTGATGGGCTGGCTGCTACGCGGACAAGATCCCGGCGTACAGCCTGAAGAGGACCACCAGACACACCTTAAACTCCAATCGCCAGAAGTGGTGCAGCAGAACCCGCAGTTCGCTCAAGTGCCGCCACCGCAGCAGCAGATGGTATTGGCAGTGGTCCAGCAACACGCACAGCAGCACCGGCAGTTCCTACAGCAGCAAGGCGGGGCCGTTGGCTCTATGAGTGGAACAGGCCCTGTGGGGCCAGATGACTTGATGTCTCAGGTTCAGAGCAACGCACAGCGTGTTGCAAGCCTCATCAAAACCAACGCCGTTGATTCTCAGAATACGGCCCAACTATAAAGGCGGCGTCAAATGGCAGGGTTTTTAAATACCAATCAACAGGCTATGATTCCAACGCGTTCTCCCACTGAAGAAGAGTTGCCATCGTTACTGGCTGCTAAAGAGCAGGAATTGCTTAAAAAAACTGGAGGAAACATGCCCGTTCAACATGCAGTTGTAGGTGGCGTACATAGGGTCATTGAATCAGAATCTGGACAGCCAGCAATGGGTGAAGATGGCCAGCCGATTGACGGCGGTGGATTTGAAACAGCCGACGAAGCACTGATGGCAGTCAGCCAGATCAACAAGGCTCTTTACGGCCAAGAGGGACCGCCCAACGGTGCGGCAGCAGCAGCGGGTCCGGCAGCAGGTGGGCCGGGAGACGTGCCGCCAGAAGCTCTTGCAACAATGCTTCAGCAGATGCGCTGATGCCACGCCACGATTATGAGTGTCAGGATTGTGGGCATATAGAACAGGACGTGATTACGCGCAATCTGCCTGACTCATTGCCGTGCGAATGCGGCAGCGCAATGCACCGCACGTTCGCCAATTTTCATTTCAACGGCCATCTTGACAGCCAGCGCCACAACAAGATGTATGGAAAATTTCACGCAGGGTTCGGTGAAGTCGTTGACTCCTACGAACACAAACAAGAACTTTTGAAAAAATATGACGTGAGCGAAGCCGCTGACTCTGTTGGCGGTTCCCGCTCTTGGCGTGATCAGGCACCTGAAAATAAGCAGTCCAAAGAATTCACCCCTGCCATCGACCTGTCGCCAGACGAAGCTCGGCAGATGATGTCAGGAAAAACAAGCGCATCTCTTGATGCGCGACTCAACAAATATGTAGAGGACATGTAACATGGCAGAAGAAGGCATCGACTCCGGTCAAGATGATGCTACACCCTCCGCTGACACGTCCGCTGATCAGACAGATATAGCTACAGATCTGTTTGGTGATGACGCACCTCAGTCTGAGCCTACATCGTCTGAGAACGGTACCTCCACAACCTTCGACCCCAACGCTGTAGATATTCGCCGCACGAAACTGGAGGAAATCCCAGACCAGCACCGTCCGTATTTTGAACCCGCTTATAATGCCTTGAAAAATTTGGAGGCTGGTTTCACTAAGCGAGATCAAGATCTTGCCGAAGCACAGCAGAAAGCAGCAGCAGCGGAACAGGAATGGCGAGATAGAATTCAGCAGATTGCGGCACCTCCACCGCCGACACAAGCGGAGCAGTTAGAGACAACGCTTGCCAATGATTTGACGGATGAGCAACGGCAGGGCGTTGAGATGGTGAAACAGATCGTTGCCGCAGAAACGCAGCCGCTCTTACAAACTATGCAACAGATGCAGGGTATTGTGCCGACAGTGCAGCAATGGCAATATCAGCAAGAGCAGCAGAGCCAAGAACAGTTGGCTAACGAAATTGCCGATGCCCGAAACGAATACGGAGACGATGTCGAAAACTATGCGGATCAAATTGCTGCATTGATAAACACCAGCAACCCGCAAAGCAAATCTCCATACACGGTTCGGGAAGCCTACGAACTTGTTACTGGCAAGGCACAAGCCGTTGCAAATAATGCGCGAGAAATGGACAAAGCGGTTAAGGAAACAACAAAGCGACAGATTACATCACCATCGGGAACTCCTATTGTCACGCACGAAGGCGGGGACTTGTCTATAGCACAAACTCGCGCAGAGCTTGAGGCTCTGGGATTTGAACGTTAGATAAACAGGAGAACAAACCGTGGCCGCAGTAACAAGTACCGAAACATGGGATGCCGCTTGGACAACGACAATGAGAGCGCACAGAAAGCGCCTCACCGACAACGTGTTCGACGAATACCCAACGCTTCAGATGTTCAAGCAAGCCGGGAACATCGAAACGGAATCAGGTGGAAAAGAAATCAAAGAAGATCTTCTTTACGGCAAGAACTCTGCCGAGTGGTTTTCTGATTACGACACGCTGAACACCGATGCCGTTGATGGCATCACGGCAGCTTTTTATCCGTGGCGCTATCAGGCCGTGCCGATCACCATTTCGATGACTGAGGAGATGGAGTCGCGCAAGTCTGACGCCGCAGTTAAACTGCTTTCCGCAAAGACCGAACAGTCGATGAACACCATCCGCGACAGCATCAACGCGGCGATCTACGGGGCGCAGTCGGGCAAGTCCATGCTCGGGCTTCAGGACATCGTTTCTGATTCTGCGGGTTCGACGCTTGCAGGTATCAGCGCGTCAACGAATAGCTGGTGGGACAATCAGCGCAACACGACAAGCACGGACTTCAACAGTTCAAGTGCGCCGTCTTACGCTGGCGTTCTGGCTCTGTCATCGCTTTACAATAACGCCAGCGAAGGCAACGACCAGATTACTGACATTTTCACGACCCTTTCGCTGTTCACAGAATTTCAGGACATCCTGGAAGGCACTGGCTACCAACGACTTACGAGCAATCGTTCACCGTTCGATGGTGGCTTCCCGGCGTTCCGTAACGCCACAGTCAAATATGATCGTGACTGTGCCAGCCAGCACGCTTACCTGCTGAATCGCAAGTACATGAAACTGAAGATGCAGAGCGGCATGAACTTTGCCAAAACTCCGTTCAAGGAGCCTGTAAACCAGATGGCGAAAGTCGCATTCATCGTGGTCGGCACACAGCTGACTACCAACAATCGTCGGCGTCACGCTGTGGCAACGACACTCACGTAGGCCATAGCCGCCAAGCCAATGGCGGTTCCACCCTGCCCATAGGGGATATGACAGATGAGTTACAGAAACAGGAATCACGTTGCGAATCAGATTGGTGGGATGGCAACAGGACAGGGAATTTACGAAGAGTCTTCAACGCCTAACCATTCAATCGGTGAGAAGCTTGAACTTGAGGACGGTCGTTGTTTTCGCTACGTATACACGGCAGCAGCAATCAACCCCGGCCTCTTGGTATCTCAGGATGTCAGCGCGACATCTATCGTCGAGTCGGATGGCAAGCTGACCGCCGCCAGTGCTGGGGCAACGGAGGTGACTTATACCGACAGCGGCACCGTCGGATCGGCTACCGCCGACCAGTATGCGGGTGGATACCTGCATATCACTGACGATGCTGGCGAAGGCCACCAGTACAGAATCAAGTCCAGCACGGCGGCAGAGTCGAATGCTGTGACGTTTACGCTCTATGATGGTTTGGCTGTTGCCCTAACAACGGACACAGACGTTGCCGTGACGGGCGGTTTGTGGTATAACGTGGTCGGTGCCACGGCTGGCACGGACGGTATTATTTCGGGCGTTACGCCTATCTCTCTCTCGGCCAATTATTACGGTTGGGTGCAGACGGCTGGCGTGGCAACTATTTTGGCTGACGGCTCTATTGCTATCTATGACAACCTCACGTTGTCTGATGGCGTTGCAGGTGCCGTCCAGTTGAAGGACGCAGAAACAGAGCCGCTGGTCGGCTACGCGATGTTTGCTCCCGACAATACGGGGCATGTTGGCGTAGTCCTTCAGGGACTCGTAGCATAGACGCAATTTGCGGAGAGGGCGTATTGTCCTCTCCGCATTACTTTTATTTAGGAGAATTGCATGGCAGCAGAAAAGGCGGCAAAGGCAAACGGTGAGGCGAATGGTGTTTTAGCTGCACTCAGGGAAGCAGTTAAACAGGCATCACCAGAAGAGCGCGATGCACTGGCAAGCGAGTTGGGTATCAGTCGGACCATCGGCAAGCCACAGCGTCAGCGTACACGCCGCGAGACAAACGAACAGGCCCAACAGATGTCGAGAATATCGGGCGGTGCCTCACATTCTCCGGATTTTGTCCCTGCTCCACCTGACTGGGTAGTGCAGCACGGCGGCGGGATGAACACGCACGAAGTCGAAACTATCGTGATGAATAAGGTCAGCGGCAGAGAAGAACCAACAACTACAACAGCACCTATCCCCGGCGAAGCAGCATATACAGGGAACTGGGCCGTTGAAATTTACAGAGATCGCTGGCTAAATAACCTGCCGCCACTGCCTACTACTCAAGCGTATGACGCTGAACGTGATAGATTTGGATCGTTCGGTGATACATACGATGGCGAACAGCTGGCAGCAACAGCGTCAATGGAGTCATGAACAAATACGGCCAGAGTATCGTTGGCGACTTGTCTGTGACAGGAAACCTTGACACCGTGTCAATGAGCGGTGACGGCACTCAGCTTGTTTTTAATTTGCTGCATTTACAAGAGCAGTCTGCCGACCCCGCTGACCCGCCAGAAGGCATGGCGATATTGTGGCAGTCAGACGGAACCGCAGCAGGTGATGATGGTGACATCCTTATAAAAATCACAGCGGGTGGCTCTACTAAAACAGCAACGCTGGTTGATTTCTCAGGGGTATAGATGACACTGGACAAATGCATTGAACTCGCATTGGCGAACGCTGGCTTGTCCAGTGCTGCCGCTACATTCCAGACCAAAGCGCGGGACTATATAAATCTGGGAACAAAAGAAATTTCTGCGGTCAAGGAATGGCGCTGGCTGTTCGCCGAAGCAACAATTACCACAACCGCCAACACGTCAGAATATGATTTAGCTGACGATGTGATGCATCCAGTTTCGTTTCGGAATGTCACCGATGATTTTGAAATGCGAATGGTGGACGTGCTGAAGCTGGACCGCATCGACCCTGACACAGACCTGAAATCGGGAGCAGAGAACGCCGCCGTTGTTAAATGGAACTCCAGCAATACCAACTGGACCGTTCAGCTGTGGCCTACTCCTGACACGAACTCTGAAACAATTAAATATCGATACAGAAAATATATTGCCGATTTTACTAGCGCCAACGACTCGTCAGAGTTAGGCGCGTTGGGGTTGCCCGATTGGGTACAGACGGCAGTGATGTATTATGCCGCTGCTAAGATTATGCAAGAAAAGCAAGACCCTGAAGGCGCGGCATTGGCGCAGCAGTCGTATGAAAGAATGATCCGTCACTATATGGACATCGACATGAACACAGACGGGTCACAAGGATGTGTTACTCATCTGCTTCGGAGTGATGCTATGGGGTTTGGAGATTTCACTTTCAAGGTTACTGACGGCACGTTGGCCGTTGCCAGTTAGGATTTTATATGAGCAAAGAATCCGCAGAACGCGCACTGAATGAATTGGTCAATAGTGGCAAGGTTTATCCTGAAGACATTGCGCCCGTTCGTGAGTATATCGCCAGCTTGGAAAATCCACCTAAACCGGAACCCAAGCCTGCCAAAAAAGCCAAAAAAGCTAAAAAGGCGGCCAAGAACTAACAATGGCAATTCGGGGTCAATCTGTTCAGGTTGGGCCGTGGACGGGCGGCGTCAATTACGCCGTTCCCGCCGAAGACCTTCAGCCTAACGAATTGTTCTCTATGGAGAACATGCGCGTTGGTGTTGGTGGAGAAGTTTTTAAGCGTGGCGGCATAGCCACCTACAACTCATCGGCTATCAGTGGCACTCCAACAGTAACCGGACTTGTCGAGCATCGCTTTTCGGCGTCGAGCTCCAGAGGCTACGTCATCGCCGGGGCAAAGATTTACGAAGACAACCTGTCGGCTTCGTTTACGGATCGCACATCCTCAATGACAATTACGGCAGGTGACGACAATACGTTTGCCTTTGCCAACTTTCGCGGCGACCTCTACGCCACCAACGGCGTAGCCGGTGATACGCTGCTTAGAATTACGGCAGCGGGAAATAACGCGGCGGCAGCAGATGTTGACTCACGTTTTACGACAGCGAAAACCATTGAAGTTTTTGACAATCGCCTCTGGTGGGGCAATTTGTCTAGTGGCGTCGATCGTGTTTGGCGCAGTGATTTGGCAGATGCGACAGCGTATGGGGCAAACGCCTTTTTTCAAGTCGGCGAAGATGTCACAGCACTAAAGAAAATCGGCAACGCTCTCAGCATCCACACCACGGAAAGCATTCACCTTGCTATACCAACAGGCAACGCGGCTCTGCCCTATAAGTTGGTGCAACGTGCAAACGCTGGATCAGTTGGTGAACGATGCATTGCGAATGTCCAAATACCGGGAAGCGGTGAGGTTGTCATCTACGTTCGAGAGGATGGCATCTATCAGTTCAACGGTGACGCAGCGCAAAAAATAAGCTGGAAATTAGACGGTGAGCGATATTGGGAGAGCCTGAACAAGGCGCGGCTGCACAAATCCTTCGTTGTCAAATATCCTAAAAAAAATGAATTGTGGTTCTGGGTTCCGAACGGCACCGACCAGACCACAATGAACCAAGCCATTATTTACGACTATGTGCGGCAGATATGGTACGGCCCCTTTACTGGAGTCACTAGAAATTGCGGCGCAATTATTAATGACGAGCCGCATTTTGGTGGACATTCGTCGGGCCGTGTTTTTACTCATGAAAGCTCGACGCTATCAGACAACAGCGGTTCGGCAACGTCAGGCATTGACGCTTTTTTAGAGACATCCAGCCCCACGCCAATGGGAACGGATGTAATGTTGAGGTGGTTGTTTTTACGCACATCATTTGACGTGCTTGGAAATTATGATGTATTGGTGACGTTTACTTCTCCCGGCATTGTAGGAGAATCTGCGACAATCAATATGCTCGGAGGCTTTGACGCTATTGAAACGGCATTTGAAATAGCAGCATCAAGCATTAGTTCCGATGCTAGTCTGGCATCATCAGACACAGATTTAGGGGGCTATGACCCCACCATAAAAGTGCGCTATTCAAACGGCAGTAGTGAAGAAGATTTTAGAATCAGACGAGCGTCTGCCGTTTACAAACCTTTAGGGCGTGTCCGAAAGAGCGGGGCCGGGATAACATAATGGCAAAACGTAAAACATACGCAGAGCGCGTCCGCGAGAATCGAGAGCGGTCGGCGCGAAAACGAGCCGAAACCATTGCAAAAAAAGGCGGCAATGCCTTTCAAGATTTTTTAGAACAGCAAGAGCAATTCCGCTCTGGGTTGTCAACGCCAGAAACGCGCGAACCAACAGCGGGACAAAAAGCAAAGACGCGGTTTGCAGAGATACAGGCGTCCGGTGGTGATGCGTTTCAAGATTTCTTGCGTCAGGCGCAGCAGCGCGAAGAGCAGCGCAAAAAAGCGATACCGAGGACAGCAGAGCAGCGTGTACAAGAGCGTTTTGCAGAGGTACAGGCTGGTGGCGGTGATGCGTTTCAGGATTTTCTGCAAAACAAAGACCAAACGCGGGTTGGCTTGGCTCCACCTATAGCAGCATCGCAGGAGATGCAACAGCGCACAGGGCCAGTCACTCCTGACATGCAAGCGCAGCTAGATGCGGCTCAACAACAGCAACAGCAGCAACTAGCGCAATCGCAACAACTAGATCCAAGGATGGCAGCGGCAGCAGCAACAGCACAGACAGGGCCGGGAGGAATACAGGAGCGGCAGGGTGACGCCACGGGCCAGCCGATGCCGACAGCTGAAATGGTGGTCCCGCCACCCTCAGCCCCCGATCAAGCACAGGCGGCAAAAGATCGCTTTGCGAGTGTTCAGGCTTCAGGCGGTGATGCGTTTCAAGATTTCTTGAAACAGGCAGAGGCGGTACAAGCAGGTGGCACAGTTGCAGCACCTGCGCCAACTCCAACGCCTACACCCGCGCCCACGCCTACACCGGCCCCGGCGCCCCCACCAACGGCAGCACCGCCACCACCGGCGCAAAAAGACGCGCCCCCTGTTGTAGCGCCGCCGCCACCTCCTCCACCTACGCCAGCGCCAGCACCCGCAGCGCCAGCCCCCGCCCCTGCTCCAGCGCCAGCCCCAGCCCCAGCACCTGCGCCCGCAGCCCCAGCACCGGCCCCGGCCCCAGCCCCGGCGCCCGTAGCAGAGGTTGTGCAACCGCAGGTGGCCCAGCCTCTGCCCGTGCCGCAAGTCGATCCGCTGGCTCAACAGCTACAAATGCAGCAGGAAGGAACGCGGCAGTTTCTCAATCAATTCGGTCAAGGCCAGCGCAATCGGTTGGCAGTGCAAGCGGCGGGGGCGTTTAATGAGGCAAGGCGAAATCAACCAATACAGACTCGCTTGCAAGAGACGCTGATGCAGCGGTTAGGGCAACAAGGCCAGCCCGATGCGATGACTCAGGCTGAGTTGACGCGATTTGGTCAGCAGCGCGACGAAGCTCAAGAACAACTAAAAGCTCAGTTGCAGCAGTTGGGATTGCTCACCGAAGGCGGCGATACAGCAGAACAATTAGCCAAATTCACAGGCCAGTCCCTGCTCGGTGAGCAGCAAATCATGGCGCAAGGACAACAGCGCGGCGAACGAGCTTTTCAAGATGCGCTTGGTTTGCTTCAGCAGCGTCAGAGCGGTCGGATGTCCGAAGCGCAGATGCGCCAGATGGAGCAGCAAGCGGGGCTGGCAGAGGGTCAGCTGGGCCTACAGGCATTTGGTCAGGCGCAGCAGGGCGCACTGGGTCAGCAGAAGTTGGGACTACAGGAACGCGGACAGATGCTCCAAGAGGAACTGGGGCGCGGACGATTAGGTCTAGAGACAGAATTAGGCCGTGGCCGTTTGGGTCTGCAAGAGCGCGGACAGATGCTCCAAGAGGAACTGGGGCGCGGACGTTTGGGATTGCAGCGTGAACAATTTGGAGAAGGGCAAAGGCAGTTCGATGTCGGACAACGATTCCGAGAAGAAATGGGACGCGGACAGCTTGGATTGCAGCGCGAACAATTCGGAGAGGGGCGGCGGCAATTTGATGTCGGTCAAGGATTCCGAGAAGAGATGGGACGCGGGCAACTGGGTCTACAGCGTGAGAAGCTTGGAGAAGGACAGCGGCAGTTCGACGCCACGCAAGGTCTGCGAGAACGTCAGTTTGGAGAAGGCCAGAGACAGTTTGACGCAAGCCAAGGACTAAGAGAGCGCCAATTCGGAGAAGGCCAGAGACAGTTTGATGTCGGTCAGCAGAGCAGAGAACGACAGCTAGACATTCAGCAAAACATCCAAGAAGGAAACCTTGATCTCGCCAAAAACAAACTGGCAGAAGATACGCGACGATGGGACATTAACCTTGATCGCGCTGACACGAAAGCCAAAACAGCCCGACGAGATAAACAATACGGCAACATGTTCAAGGTTGGCGAGTCACTCGGCTTTTTTGATAACGTGAAAAAAGACGGCTTGCTGAATACGTTGGGTGGCATTCCCGGTCTTGGATTCCTCAGAGGCGGCAGTGGCGGCCAGCAAGGTCAGCAGCAAGGTGGCGGTCAGCAGCAAGGTAACATAAGCCAAGCCCAAATGGATCAATTCCAGACGCTCGTCAATTTGGGCAACGATCCAGCCGCCGTTGCACAGCAAATGGGTCTGTCAGGTATTCCCGGCGGTGGAGGTGGTGGAGGTGGTGGGCGTTTTGGCGCCCTTTCATCGCTGGCGCGAAATCCAGCGGTAATGAATGCGGCAGAAACGGCTATAAATTTTATCCCCGGCGGCGGCACGATTCTGGGGGGCATTAAAATGGCCCGAAATCTTCAAAAACTTCCCGGCCTCAAACACCTAAGCAAATTCAAAGGCAAAGCCGCTAAAAAATTAGGCGGTTGGGCGAAGAAAGGTCTAGGCAAACTCTTTAGCGATGAGGACCTCAAAGAGGGCATTACGCCCATAAATGATGACCAGCTATTGAGCACGCTAACACAGACACCTGTCAGTTCGTGGAATTACAAGGGCGATAACAAAAAACACATCGGCCCAATGGCTCAAGATTTCGCAGCGTTCGGCACCGATACCAATGAAGGTGGCACCCGCACCATCGACGTGGTAGACGCCTTTGGCGTGAACTTTGCGGCCAACCGTGCTTTGGCGAAGAAGCTCCAGCAGCAGCAACGCGAACTAAAACAGATCCGCAATAAAGGATGGTTTAACTAATGGGAATCCTTGATCATTTAGGTTCGCTAACAATGGCTGCTGGTGAGGAGTTGCCGGGAATCACGCAACGCGCCACAGCCAAAGCTGTTCAAAAAGTCAACGCCGCTATTGGCGCAGATTTTGAGCAAGCGCGAGTTGCCGGTGATGTTGACCTAATGACGAAGGTGATGAACGATGCAAAAGCTGGTGCCTACAATATCGGAAACGAACCACCGTCACCAGAAGTATTCAATGTTATGTCGGAAGGCATTACTGGATACAAGAATGATGATTACACAAAGACGGTGGAGCGGCTAAAGGCTGCGATTGCTGCTGAGCCGTATAATGTAGACCTTCAGATGCAACTGGCGAAATATACCGCTGAGGCATCGGGTCAGACATTAACCGATCAAGATTTAGCTGTCATGAAAGAAAATGTGACGGCGCGAACTGAAAACCTGAAAAGAGTAGAGGCAGCTGGCGTAGCGAAAGATGAAGCTGCCGCCGAAAAAGCAGAAATAGAAGTAGAAACAATGCAAGGCAAACAAGAGGCGCTAAATCAATTTAATACTGCGTATGAAAGTGGCAACACGGAGAAAGCGGCAATATTAGCGGAGCGAATGGGCGATACAGAGTTGGCAAAAATGATTCGCGGTGAAGGCGAATTTAATAAAGAGGTTTTTGATTCTGAGGAGAAATTCAGAACGAAATTTGAAAAGCAAACAGAAAACTTCACCAAAATTCAAAATGCATACTCTACGCTTTTACTAATCAATGAAAAGCCTACTGCCGCCAGTGACTTAGCGACAATCTTTGCGTTTATGAAAATGCTCGACCCCACTTCTGTGGTCCGCGAAGGCGAATTTGCCAACGCGCAAAACTCTGGCAGTGCTCAACAACAGTTGTGGAACAGTTACAACCAGATATTAAAAGGCTATCGCTTAGGCGACGTAGTAAAAGACGAAGACGGGAACGTGATCGATTTAGGAGAAGTGCGAACGAACTTCCTCAACACGGCTCGTTCGATTTACATGGCAGCGCGAGAAAGCAGAGACAGAACGGCCAGAAATATGCGAAACTTGGCAGCTTCTTATAAACAACTTAACCCCGACCGCGTGGTATATGACACAGAAACCGACCGCGTATTTGCTGAACTGCCACAGGATAGATTGAGTGAAGCAGGTAGAAAAAGAGCAAAAGAGATTCAAGAAAGAGGTCACAAACTCGGCGCTTGGTCAGAGCTTATGAAAACCACAGAAGGCATTGGGGTTCCGTTTGGGCAAGAGGATCAGTATCAGCCACCAAAAGACAGCAACGGCCAAGGCGGCGCAGATGGAAATGATACAGGCGATGGCGGTGGCGGTCTGAAATGGAACTCGGAAACCGGGCGTTACGAATAATGGACATAACACTTTTACGGCAAATGGGGCTGTCAGCCGATCAACTGAACAAGGCTGGAATCACGCCCGATATGAATCGGGATGAGGTTGTTCGTCGCTTGAACGCTGCCAATGTAGGACCTCCTTCTGCGCCCAGCAAACCTAAGGAAGATTCTGTACAAATGCCGACAGCAGTCGAAGACTCTGTACAAAAGCCGACAGCAGTCGAAGACGAGCCAGCAGGTGATGGAATCCTATCGCAGCTTGCTGGTATAAGCGGCAGAACGAGAATGTCACCGACTCCGTTTGGCATGATCCCACTTCCCGAATCTGTTGCAGGGGAATATGGCATACGCGTCCCTAAATACGGTGAACTTTCAGAAGGCTTTAAAAAGCTCCCTGCTCAAGCGTTAGAGGCTACCACTGGTGCCTTGCGTTCTGCGTATGGCTTTTTTCAAAAACCAGAAGAACGTGAGCAAATGGTAAAAGAGGGATTTCAGACTTTTGAAACGTTAGGCAAGGGAGCGTCAGACATTATAACCGGGGGCAAAGTATCACCTGTCGGCTTCGATACTTATCGAGTCAGACCGCCGACATCAACAGAAGGATCAGAATCGAAAGAAGCTGAATTTGTAAGGTCTATTCCCAAAGCTATTCTTGGACAAGTTCAAAAAACTGTTCTGGACCCCGGCGGGCAATTTGCGAAAGACCCGTTAGGGACATTGGGAATTGCTCGTCTTGCATTAGGTGCAGCTGACCCTGTCGGCATAGGTTTTAGAGTTGGGGGGCAGTTGTTTAAAAAACTTGGAACAAAATTTACTGAAGGATTGCCAGCACGATTAGGCAATCAGTCAGGAACAGGAGAAGAATCCCTGAGAATAGCGCAACAAATAGGACGCGAAGAAGGTTTCGCGCCGGGAGCGCCGGGATTCACTAGAATCGCTGGTGAGGATCAGCCGCGAACAAAAATATTCCAAGAATCGCAAAGCAAAATACCGATGACCGAAACCATGCAACGCTTCGCTGACGCCGGCGCGGAGGTGCGTAAATTTAAAAGCGATAGATTCGATGCGGACGTAAAGCGCGTGCTTAATGACAATCCCGGTCGAGAAATGGATTTAGATAAAGTGCGCGAAGACATGCAAGAGGTTTTGAGACAGAATAAACTGACTACAACCAGAGATAAGAATGGACAGTTAGTACTTCAGGCTCAGCCGGATTCAAAATACACAGGAGCAGAGGACCAATTAGCCCCTGTTTTGAAAATTCTACAAAATGCTGACCAATGGCAAAACAATAGCATTGAAGGCTTGTGGGAGTTGCGGAAAAACGTTGATGTTCTAAGAAGGACGAACGAAAACTTTTCCATGAGCAAAGATGTCAATGATATTGCAGAAGCGGTCAGGGGTTCAATCAACAACCAGCTTCACGCAATAGGGGACTTTAGAAAACTCGACAATGATTATAGTGCCGCGATGAATTTTGTGGGGCAGATGGAGAAATCGCTTGGAATCAAACGGGCGAAAGGGTCTGATGCTGCCGGGGCGCGGATTGATGAAGTGGAGTTGCCTGCTATTGAGCCAGCGCAGTATACCAAACTTGGAAACATATTAAATGACAGAACAAGTAAAAATAATCAATTGGGTCAGTCCATTATTGATGAAATGGACAAGATACTTGAAAAACAAACCGGAATAAAAGGTTCTTTAAAAGCAGAGTTGGCGGGTCAGCGTCTTTCTACAGAAGCGCCACTGGGAATAGCGGGAAAAACACGTAGCCAGAAGGGTCCATTGACTGCTGGTGCTACCGCAGCCCTGACTACACAGATAGCCACCCAGAACCCTCTTAAGGCGGGTGCCGTGGGTCTGGGTGTATACGTCACAGCAATGCTGCGGCAACTGGTTATCGAAAACCCCAAAACGTTGGGGAATTTATTTAGAGGATTAGGCGCGACAGAGCGCAAAATCAAACAAATCACAGATTTTTCACAATCTGTTCTTCAAAGCGCACCGGCTAAGGTAGCAAAGGGCGGTGTGGCTTTTGGTGTATTGATGGATGCAGCGATTGATGAAGCAGATGACGATATATTAACAACGGTTGGAAGCATAAGGCGAAACAAGCCACTGGTAAGAGAATATTATCCGGGCCAATAAGGAGCGTCAGCGTGGGAACCATATCAAGACAATATAGCTTCGTCGCTGGAGCGATTCCCAGTGCCGCAAACTGGAACGCAGATCCAAATAATTTTATTACGCTCGTCAATGGGCAACTCGACGAAGCCAATGTAGACTATTCATCGGCAGACGGGATTGCTACGCTACAGAATACGCAGACGCTCTCCGGCGCCAAGACGTTTTCGAGCGCCAGCGGCACGACTTTTAACTACGGCGTTACAATTAACGAAGGCAGCAACGACAGCGACACGCGCATCGAAACGAACAATATGACACACGCGGTCGTTGTTGATGCGGGGTTAGACGCTATCTCGTTTGGCGCAGCAGCGGTGGATGATTCGTTTGTGCAAATTGCTAAAGGCGCGTCCACCAGCACGGCGACACAGAATACCTATCACCTGTCAGTCGCTCCCGGCGGGGCAACGACGATCCCGTCAGGCACCACTGCCTATGTCGGCAGCGTGAACATCAACGAGCCAAATATCACGGCAACCGGGACCGTCACCAATGCGTTCACCGTTCGCATCGCTGGCGCACCGACAGAGGGCAGCAGCACCAACTATGCACTGTGGGTGGATGCAGGTGCTACGCAACTCGACGGGGCCTTGAGTGTCGGTGTAGATGGTACCGGCGCAGATGTCACGTTCTACGGTGACACGTCAGGCAAGCAAGCCTTGTGGGACCAAAGCGAAGACACGCTACAGCTAAACGACAACACCAACCTGACATTCGGCACAGGAGCGGACGCTGACATTTTCTACGATGGCACAGACCTGAACATATCCCCTGCCGTGGTTGGGTCTGGTGACATCGTCGTGAACGGTGCGTCGATGGAGTTTGCTGACTCTGAGGGCGTGACATTTGGAACAGGCAAGGACGCGACGATTCAGTTTGACGGCTCCAACACCGTATACAACACAGCTGGCTACCACTCGTTTACGGGCGGGGACCTCCACGTAGGAAATGGTCAAGGCCTTGTCGTCGGACACACAGCACAGTTGGCAGTCGATTTCACCCCGGAAACACAGATTCTTGGATCGGCTGTTCAGGACGCTTCGATGCTAATGGCCGATTTCCAAGCGACCACCAATAGCCCTGTTCTTGGGATGCTGAAGAGTCGTAACGGCACCATCGGGTCGAACACGATTGTGCAGGACGGCGACCAGATTGGGACGTGGGTTGGCTACGTCGATGATGGGACCGACTATGCCAGCAAGGCGGCACAAATTCTGATGTCTGTTGACGGTACGCCGGGAGCGAATGACACGCCGGGGCGCATCACGTTTTTGACGACAGCAGACGGTGCCGCATCCCCCACAGAGCGTATGCGTATCGACAACACCGGTGCTATCACGAAACCTACGAATCCCTGCTTTTCGGCGTTCTCTGCCACGCAGAGCAACGTCACTGGGGACGGGACCACCTACACCATGACGTATACCACGGAGATTTTTGATCGAGGAGGCGACTTCTCTAGTGCTACGTTTACGGCACCGGTGACAGGGATTTATCAGCTGACAATGCTCCTGAACATTTCGGGCCTGACATCGTCACACACAGACACCCGCATCACGCTGGTGACGAGCAATCGGTCGTACAACCTCATGATTGAGGACGCTGTATCCTCTGACGTGGCGGGGTTCGTGCGGACGACATTCACCATTTTAGCCGACATGGATGCCTCCGACACCGCCACGGTAACGGTCCAGACGAGCAACGGGACTAAGGTTGTAGACATCGACACGGGCAACGGCTTCATGGGCCATCTGGT